ATATTAATGCGTTCACAGATGAAAGAGGATTGAAGATTGCAGCAAGAGGAGTAAAAATGATTATTCCTTCTGAGCTTCAGTTCGTTGCGGAAAGAATCATGAAGTCTGCTAACAGAGTTGGAACAGCAGATAATGATATCAATGCTATGAAGAGTATGGGTATGATCCCACAAGGATATGCAGTTAACAACTACTTAACTGATACTGATGCTTTCTTCATTATCACTGACGTTCCTAATGGTATGAAATACTTTGAAAGATCACCAATCAAAACTTCAATGGAAGGTGATTTTGATACCGGTAACGTAAGATACAAAGCAAGAGAGAGATACTCTTTCGGCTTCTCTGACTTCAGAGGTATCTTTGGTTCACCAGGTGCATAATAAGTAATTTTATAAATACTTTTAAAAGGGGCCTTATGGCCCCTTTTTTTATGGGAAAATACATTGACTTTATGGGAAATTAATGTACAAAATAAAAGCGGATAATATTGACAAGGAGATATATTATGGCCGCTGTATTACAGTCTTTAATCGCTGAGAAAATTAAACTCGAATCTCAGTGGAATTCTCAGTATATTAATTCTGGTAAGGAAACTCTTGAGATGAAATCTATTGAAGAGAGAATCAAAAGAATCTTAGCAAAATTAAGGTGGAGACATCAAGACTATGAGAGTCATTTATTTTTTAAATAGACTTGCTCTCTAAATAAAAAGGTTTATATTTAACCTTCTAGGAAAAACAACACCATACAGACTGACCTAGCAGACGCACGTAGAGACTGTATGTATTTTTACTACGGAGGTAAAATATGGGAACAACCACATTTCAAGGTCCAGTTGTATCTAAAAAAGGTTTTTTTAGTACAGGACCCGGTAATGTTATAACAGTAAATTCAAGTGACAGCTTGACAGTTGCAGATCACGCAGGAAGAATTGTTTACAATTCTGCTGCAGGTGCAGTGACTTATACATTACCAGCAACAAACGCAAATTCTGATTCTTCAGTCGCAGGACCAGGACCAGACTTAAACAATTTAAGCAACGTCGGAGCTTCTATCGAAATTTTTGCAGATATTACAAAGACAGGTGACTTAGTTGTGCAAGTTGCAAATGCAACTGACGTAATGGTTGGAAGTGCATTATTTATTGATGACTCGTCCGACAACGCCGTTGGTTTTGAAACAGCCGCAACATCAGACACTATTACTTTAAATGGTAGTACAACTGGTGGTGTGACTTATGCAAAGATTGTTTGTACAGTCCTTGCTTCAGGTAAATGGAAGGTATCTGTTGATTCCGGATGTACTGGAACACCAGCAACACCATTTAGCGCAGCAGTAAGCTAATATTAATTAACTCGAGGTGGGGTGTAATGACCCCACCTTTGAAAAGGAGATAAAATGGCCGACACAGTAACAACAAGAACTCTTTTTGACGGAGATAAAAAACTTATAACAAGTTATGTCAATGTTTCAGACGGATCAGGAGGAACAACAAAGATAGTCGATGTTTCTGCACTGAATACAAATGCAAAAGGGCAGACCTGCACTACAGTAACTTTAAACAAAATTTGGTTTAATGTTTCAGCAGCTGCTACAGCACCAATTCAAATTCAATGGGATCTTTCTTCAGGTACTCAAACACCTTTACTAGCACTAAATGAAACTGATAATTATGATTTTAGTTATTTAGGTGGTATAGGTAACCCTAAAGAAAGTAACTATACAGGTGATATTGATGTGGTGGCTCCTGCTGCAGCAACTTCAGGGGAAACTTCTACTTTAATTTGTGAGTGGATTAAAAACTACTAGGGGTTCAAATGGCTACATCTGGTACTACAGCATTTGACCTTGATATAGATGAGGTTATTCAAGAAGCATACGAACGTTGTGGTGTTACAGCGAGAACTGGTTATGGTTTAAAAAGCGCTCGACGTTCTTTAAATATTCTTTTTTCTGAATGGGGTAATAGGGGCCTACATTTATGGAAAGTAGCCTTGGCTTCTGTACCTCTAGTAGAAGGTCAAGCAGAATATAACTATGCTAGTGATAATACTAATTTTCCAAACGACATTAATGAAGTATTAGAAGCGTATGTTAGAAATAATTCAACAACCACTGCACCTGTAGATACACCTATTTCAAAAATAGATAGGTCTACTTATTCTGCAATAGCAAACAAATTATCTAAAGGAACACCTAGTCAATATTATGTGGATAGGACAACAACACCTAGTATTTTTCTTTATCAAACACCAAGTAGCACTTTTTCTGGATCTAGTTATTTATTGAAATTTTACTATTTAAAAAGAATTCAAGATGCGGGAGCATACACGAATCAAGGCGATATTGTGTATCGATTTATTCCCTGTATGTGTGCGGGACTAGCTTATTATTTAAGTTTAAAAATAGCTCCAGATAGAACACAAAATTTAAAATTATTATATGAGGATGAGTTACAAAGAGCTCTAGTAGAGGACAGTTCTTCTACTAGCACTTATTTGACTCCAAAGATATATTTTCCAACACAATGAGTTTTGCAAAAGGTAAATACGCAAAAGCAATATCTGATAGAAGTGGTATGGCTTTTCCTTATAATGAAATGGTTAAAGAATGGAATGGTGCTTTGGTTCATATTTCGGAATATGAAGCAAAACAACCACAATTAGAATTAAAAGTTGAAGTAGCAGATCCAGAGGCTCTACTAAATTCTAGAACAGATAGAACAGAGCCAAGTGTTCCTGTTGTTTTACCATTTAATCCTTTTACTACTGTTGCTTCAAGTCAAGCTTTCGTAAATGTTTTTTCTCCAGGTCATGGTAGATCAACAGGAGATACTGTAAGATTTAGAGGACCAACAACAACAGGAAATGGTTCTGGTAATACACAATATGCTTCTATTCCTAGTTTCGATGGTATTACAGATATTAATTCTAGTTCAGGATTCACAATAACAGTAGGTCAAAAAAATTCATCAGGAGGTGTTGTAACAGATACAACATCTGACTATTATCATTTTTCGAGTAGTGATACAGCAACATCAGGTTCTGTTTCTAGTGGCAACGATGGTTGCTCTGCAGGTCCTGTTACATTGGAGGCATAATGGCAAAAACATTAAGTGATTTAAGAACAGATATTAGAAACTACACAGAAGTAGATAGTAATGTTTTATCTGATACTATTTTATCAACAATTATATCTAACGCAGAAGCTAGAATATTTAGAACAGTAGATTCCGATGACACAAAATTTTATGCAACATCAGAAACTACAACAGGTAACAGATATATAACAGTCCCTGTTGGAACAATTATTATTAGATATGTTCAGCTTACAAACCCTTCTTCATCTGATCAAGTTTATCTAGAACAAGTAGATAGCTCTTTTATGGCTGAGTTTTTCGCTGATCCAGATAATTCAAACGATTATGCACAACCAAAATATTATGCTCAATGGGATTCTGATAACTGGGTCGTAGCTCCTACACCTGATCAAGCCTATGCTTTAACTATGGCCTATATTAAAAAACCCGACAGTATTACAACCTCAGATTCAACAACAACTTACCTATCAACATATGTATATGATTTATTGTTATATGCTTGCCTTTCGGAAGCCTTTAAATACTTGAAAGGACCAACTAATATGTTAGATTTGTATGAACGTTCATATCAAGAAGCTGTTCAGACATTTGCTGTTGAACAACAAGGACGCAGACGTAGAGACGAATACACCAGTGGAGCTATTAGAACTTTAATTGATGCCCCACTACCAAAGTACAAATAAGGAGTAAAAAATGGCAAACATAATACCTGATTCTTTTAAAGAAGAAATTTTAAAAGGAACACATAATTTTGCATCTAGTGGAGGCGACAGCTTCAAACTAGCCTTGTACACCGATATCTCAAGTCTTTCAACATCAACTACCGCTTTTACTGCAACTAATGAAGTGAGCACTTCTGGAACAAATTATACTTCTGGTGGTAATGCTCTAACAAATAGTGGAGTAGCAGTGGCAAGTAATACTGCTTTTATTGATTTTGCGGATTTAACTTTTTCTTCTGTTACACTAAGTGCAGTGGGAGCAATGATCTACAACGATGATAACAGTGATAAGATTTGTTTGATTTTAGATTTCGGTGGAACAAAGACAGCAACAAACGGAGACTTTATTATTCAGTTTCCAGCTGCTGGTGCATCAACAGCTATCTTTAGAATAGCGTAGGAGAATAAATGGCACTTATTGTTAATGATAGAGTAAAAGAAACTACAACCACAACCGGCACAGGAACAATTACATTAGCTGGTGCGTCTACTGGTTTTGAAACTTTTGCAGCAGGGATAGGTAATTCTAATACAACTTATTATTGTATTACACTTCCAGGAAGCGCAGAGTTTGAAGTTGGTTTAGGTACCCTTAGTGGTGATTCTTCTACTTTAGCGAGAACAACAGTAATTAGTAGTTCTAACAGTGATAGTGCTGTTAATTTTTCTTCAGGTACTAAAGATGTTTTTTGTACATTACCCGCAAGTAAAGCAATTATTAAAGACGCTAATGGTGCTCTTGCGAGTACCACAATGTCAGGCGCTCTTGATCTTAATGGTAATGAATTAGTTTTAGATGTTGACGGTGATACAAGCATTACAGCGGACACCGATGATCAAATAGATATTAAAATAGCCAACGTTGATGTTGCTAATTTAACAACAGCAAACAGCGGCGACCTAGTTATTAAGACAGCAGTTTCAGATAAAGATTTTGTTATCAAAGGCACTGATGATAGTTCTGAAATCACTGCTTTATCTTTGGATATGTCAGCAGCGGGAGCTGCAACATTCAACGATGATGTAGTTGTAGGCTCTAAATTAAAAATGCCTACGAATACAGCAAATAAAATTTTAGTAGCAGACGGCACAAGTTTTGAGGAAGTTGATTTATCTGGAGACGCTACAATAGCTTCTGGCGGTGCAATGACCTTAGCAAACTCTGGTGTGACCGCAGCTAGTTATACAGCAACAAATTTAACAGTAGACGCAAAAGGACGAATTACGTCAGCTTCTAATGGAGCTGCAGGTGCTTCTGCGGGCTTCGTGATTGCAATGGCCGTGGCGCTGTGATATAAAATGAATAAAAGGAGATAAACATTGGCCCAAGATTTTGAGAGAGCTGTAGCAGCAGATGGTTCCGGAGACGTAGATATCGGTACAACTGCTAGAACAATAATTACATCTAATTCTGATGATGCAATTATTGGTATTAGATTATCAAATATAACAACAGCTACAATTAAAGCAGATATTTATATTACTAGCACTGCTAGTGGTGGTTCCGCAGATTCTTATATTGTTAAGAATGCTCCTATTCCAAGTGGTGGTTCATTAGAGCTTATCGATGGTGGTGCGAAAATTGTACTTTTATCGGGCGACGTTCTGAAAGCAAAATCAGACACTGCAAATAGTTTAAATGTTTGGGTATCTTATATAGATAGCATAAGCACCTAGGAGTTAAAATGGCTTATCTAGGAAATCCATTAACAAAAGATTTTACAAGCAGCACATCTGTTCAAACAATAACAGGTGATGGTTCTTCAGCATATTCACTATCAGTTAGTGTAGCAGTGCCAGAAGACATCGCAGTTCTTCGTAATGGAGTGCGCCAAAAACCTACAACTGACTATACAGTAGCAGGCAGTCAAATAACTTTTACAACAGCTTTAGCAAGTAGCGATACTTGTTTTGTTATATTTTTAAATAGTGTTGTTGGTACAAATGTACCAGGAACAGGAACAGTAACAGCACCTATGATGACATCATTTAATGGTGTCTATGAAAACCTAGCAACAATAACATCAACTGTAGCAGTAGCTGCAAGTGATAACGCATTCTTAGCAGGACCTGTAACATTCACAGGAACTGTCACAGTGGAGGGTAATCTTACAGTCGTATGAGCACGCTTGAAGTAAATACCATAAAACCAATTTCAGGTGGAACAACAATTACTTTTGGTGATAGTGGAGATACTATAACTAAAGCAAGCGGAGTTAACACAAATGCGTTTGGTATAAAAGGCGTAGATTCTTGGAGACTGACAACTGGCTTGACTGCAACAACAGGTAGCACACAAGTTTTAACATCAAATTTAGAAAGAGATGATACTTATCAAAACGGTAAAATAGGAACAGGCATGAGTGAAAGTTCTGGAATTTTTACTTTTCCTGAGACAGGATTTTACATAGTAAGTTTTTACATAAACAGTAATTCTTCTGCTGGATCGTCATATATGACAAATGCAATTCAATTTACAACAAACAATTCATCTTATAATGTAGTTACAGAAGGTAATAGTCATATAGCTGGCGTAGCAGCAAATTATGTTTCTCAGGTCGCCGCTAAAATATTTGATATAACAGATACAACTAATCAAAAAGTTCGTTTTACTTATGATTCTTCTCATGCAATTACAATTAGGGGAAACACAAGTGTTAATATAACTTACATGACATTTATTAGATTAGGAGATACATAGAGTGAAACCTACGCACATAGAAGATTATTTAATAACAGTAAGAGCAGGTCAATGGTTTAGTTGGTCTGATTCTAAAAATAAAGTTTATGCAAACCTTATAGTAAATGATGGCGGAACTAAACCCACAGAAAAAGAATGCACTGACGGATTAGCAGCTTTACAAACAGCATATGAAGATACACAAACAAAACAAACAACAGACGAAACATCAGGTAAAACTAAACTTAAAAATCTTGGTCTAACTGATGATGAGATAAAGGCTTTAATAGGTAAATAATGGGAACAATATTCGTAGATAACTTAGAACCACAATCAGGCACTAGTTTAACTTTAGGTGCGAGTGGTGATACAGTTTCTTTAGCAAGTGGTGCTAGTCAATCTGGTTTTAGTATTTTACTGCAACAAAAGTATTTCTCATACTCAACTAGAATAACATCTTCTGGACAAAGTGCAGATTTAGAACTTTTCACATATACCACATCCTTTGTTAAGCAAAGTAATGACTCTGAGTTACACATATGGTTTAATGTGCCATATGAGGGATCTATTCAAGGAGCTCAGAACGGCATGTTACAATGGACTCATAGTGATGGCACAGTAACACAATTTTTTGGATCAAGGCAATATGTATATATACCAACTCACTCTAGCTTTCAAGGAGGTGTTGGTATGTTAGATGGCATGAAATCAGGCACTTATACAATAAAACAATTTATCACTTCTAATGGAAATAGTGGTAATAGTGGTGGTAGCTACAATCCAAATGGTTCTGATGATAATAGATATGAATTTTCAACTGATACACAAGGCGCTTCTGGTTCTGCTGGCTCTAACAGCACATTAATCATACAGGAGATTGCATAATGTCAAAGATACTCGTAGATACAATAGACACTAGAAGCGGAACCTCTAATATGACAATTGGTTCGAGTAATACCTCACAAATAACTTTAAAGTCCGGTGCAACACTTACAAACTTTCCTACTAATACTCCTGCTTGGAGAGTTGGAGCAACTGCTCAAGATATATCTTTTAATTCATCCACTAAAATAGATTATAATCGTGAACATCAAGATACCAATTCAGCTTATGATACTAGTAATAAAAGGTTTACAGTTCCTACTGGTTTAGGTGGAACTTATATGATTGGTTCTTGGTTTA